ATGGTTGATGGAAAGGGGCGGCATTGAAAGCGACTTTAAAACCCATGGCAGGTGCTGGATGTAAGGTCGCGTTTGCCGAGAGCATGGTTGCTGGCGGTTAACGATCGTGGTTTAATGGTTCTCCCGCATATCGGGGATTTCGTCTTCATCCCTCAACACCAGGCTTTCTAACCTGTGAGAGTGCCGAAATCCCCGGACAAGGGGCCTAGCGCCCCGTAAATACAAAACCCCTCCACGTAGCAGGTGTGACAGCCTAATATACACGGCTATATACACGCAAGAAGGCCCCGTCCTTACGGGCTTCCCGTATCAATGTGCAGTCTCCTTTTACGCGTAAGGGGGACGAATATGTCGCTGCGGCGACACAACAACGGTCGGAATGGGTACACGACTACACAAGAATGGTACGGTAAGAAGGAACGCCCGTCATGTAAAGCGTTCTTTAATGCACGGCCCGTGTATATCGATATACACAAGAAGGTTCTCAGACTGTTACAACTACACGGCACGCCGTTAAACACACAACACTACACCCCCAACGTGTACTGAGAGAGAGGAGGAGGTCAGAATGTGGACGGATTTCCGGAATTTACGCGTAAAATAGAGTAGGCGGTATTGTATCGGAAGCAATGCGGACCTCGAACAGCTCGTGTGCGCCCGTGCGATCTTGATTAAAGGCCGGGGTCCTTGGCTTGACCTCTACCTTAATCGCGTGGTCTACTTGGGGCCTCGATTCCTGGCCGGATAGCCAGGTGATACCGGTCCCCGCGATGCCAACCCCTAAAGATAAACCTGAACCTAAGAAAAAGCCAAAAGGCAAGCCCCCGCCTAAGCATCGTGATATGCCCGCGCTTTTACCTCCTGATCCCTTTGCAGATGATAAGAAAATGCGGGCCGAGGCCCAGGGCAGGTGTATTGCATTTGGTGCGGAGCGTGTGAAGGACTGCATTCTGGAGGGCTTGCCCCTGACCCAGATTGCCCAACGCATTGGTGTGGCTACGTCGTCTTTATTGCGCTGGATATCGGGAGATAGTGTGCTGGCGAAGGAAATTAATGACGCTCGTATCACTGCCGCCCGCACTTGGGACGAGAGGGCCGAAGAGCTTGTGGCATATGCCTCTGACCCATTTAAGCTGGCCAAGGCCAAGGAGCTGGCTCACCATTACAGGTGGCGGGCATCTTGTATCGCCCCAAGGGAATTCAACCCAACCAAGGTAGGTGATCCTGATGCCCTGGCGACCGATCAAAACACCTTCCTCAAGGAACTGGCAGACCACCTGCCTGATTAGAATGAGCCTTTACCGTTACCTGCTTGAACGCAAGACCAAGGAAGAGCTGGCCCGCGAATTAGTGGCCCTGGCCAAAGAAAATGCGGCCCTCCGCGACCGCGCTAGTGTGGCCGAGGTTGAGGTGTTCTGGCTTAAGGTAGCCGAACGTTGTCCAACCATGAAGGAGTATTAAAATGAGCAAAGCTATGCGTTGTAAAGTTCAAGTGTGTTCAGTCCAGCCCCAAGGCCCTTGTGCCGAGCTGGTTGTATTTAATGCCGTATCTAAGAAGGACGGGTACCCCGCCGATGGTTCGGACGAGGATAATACCTTCGCCAAATTCACGCCGACCGCGACCCTGAGCCTGCAGATCACGAACACCGAACTGATCGGCAAGTACAAGATGGGCGACAAGTTCTACGTGGACTTTACTCCGGTCCCCGAAGCAGTCAAACACCAGCCAGTCTAACCCATGGCCGTCGCCCTTCTCACTCAACGCGAATTAGATCGCTGGTATAAGCTGATCGCGCACCCCGTACAGACGGCGCTAGTCCAGGCCGTGGCCAACGGGGTACGCTTTCCGGTTGTACCTGCAGGGCGACGGTCGGGCAAGACTGAGCGGGCCAAGCGGTTCGTGTCCAAAACCGCCATGAGCAATCCTGGCGAGCGGTACTTCATCGCGGCACCGACCCGTGACCAGGTGAAAAAGATTTACTGGTCGGATATGAAGACCCTGACCTTCGCATCGCTCCAGGTTAAAGCCGCATCTGAAACTGACCTTATCATCTTTCTCAATAACGGGACCGAGATACATCTGATCGGCCTGGATCGCCCAGCCCGTATCGAAGGCATTTTGTGGACTGGCGGCGTGATCGATGAAATTGCCGACGTTAAAGAGGACGCCTGGGAGTCGAACATTCGCCCCGCGCTCGATACGTTCAACCCGACCCGGCCTAATTACCGCGCCTGGTGCTGGCTGATCGGCGTACCTGACGGCCTGAATCACTACTATGACATGGCCCGCTATGCAGAGTCCTCCGGCGACCCTGAGTGGGGCCTGTATCACTGGAAGTCGAGCGAAATCCTTCCTGCAAAGACGATTGAATCGGCCAAGCGGCAGATGTCAGAGAAACAATACAGGCAAGAGTACGAGGCTACCTTTGAAGGTGCGACGGGTCGCATTTATGAGGATTATTCTAAAGCCAATCACACAAATGCTCAGATAGAGTCCCATGAACAGCTCTTGTGGATGCATGACCAGAACTATACGCCGCTATCCTCGGCAATAGCCGTTCGCCGGGGAAAAGACTTCTTCTTACTGGATGAAATCGTACTCACGAGCGCAGTATCCAAACAGTCCGCTCAGGAATTTGTCGAGAAGTACAAAGACCATAAAAATAAACATGTTATCATATATGGCGATCCTGCCGGAAGGGCTGGCGAAAAGCATGGTCACACCTCTGACTATCTTGACATCGAAGGCGTCTTAAGGTCTAATAAATGGACTTTCACACGCAAAGTAAAGCCTGCGGCCCCCTCAATCAAGGATCGACAAAATGCTGTAAGAGCGATGATATGCACAGCCGATGGGGTCCGAACACTGTTCGTGAACCCTGTCACTGCGAAATGGTGCGATAAGGGCTTGTCGACCGTCCAACTGCAGAAGGGATCGACCTTCCAAGAGGACCAAACCAACAAGTATCAACACATCACCACCGCAATCGGTTACTGCATTGACGTAGAATGGCCAATTGCCAGCCGCCTGGCGAAAGTCGACCCTCTCAGAGGATAACAGGAAAACAAAGATGTCAGTACGCGATCAAAGCAAAGCAGTCCAGAAAATGTCGGTCGAATGGCCGATGATTACAGCCCTCCTGGGCGGGACTACGGCTATGCGTCAGGCAAAATGCTACCTGCCTAAATGGCCAAATGAGGACGACGAATCTTACAAAGCCCGCATTGAAACCGCTACCCTGTTCCCGGTCTACGCTCGGACGGTCGAGGTCCTGGCCAGCAAGCCATTTTCCAAGCCTCTGACCCTGAGCGACGACGTACCTGAGAACATTAAAGAGTGGTCGACCGATATTGACCTGCAAGGCCGCGATCTGCACGCATTCGGCGCCTCCATCACGGAAGAAGCCCTGGCTTATGGCCTGTCGGGCATCCTGATTGACTTCCCCGAAGCACCCGCCCTGAGCGATGAATCGCCCGCTGCACCACCGCGTACCAGGGCCGAGGAAAAGGCAGCTGGTGTTCGCCCTTATTTCGTGCAAATTCATCCACAGAACATCCTGGGTTGGAAGTCCAAGCGTATCGCGGGTGTCGACACCCTGACCGAGCTGCGCATCCTTGAGAATATCATCCTGGACCTCGCCGATTTTGTCGAGAAAGAAGTCGAGCAAGTCCGCGTATTCCGGGTCGGTAGCTGGGAAATCTGGCGCGATTCAGGCAAGGTGGATTCGGCGGGCAAAGCCATTTGGGTGATGGTTGACACCGGCCCTATTTCCCTGCCCAAGATTCCTTTCGTACCGGTATACGGCAAACGCCTGGCCTTCATGACCGCCAAGCCACCTCTGGTCGAAATGGGCCACATGAACATCAAGCACTGGCAAAGTCAGTCCGACCAGGACACCCTGATGCACGTGGCCCGCGTTCCTATCCTCGCCGTCATGGGGATCGACAACGACGATGGCTTCAAGCTGACCATTGGCGCCTCCGCTGCGGTGAAATTACCATCCGGCGCGGATATGAAGTTCGTCGAACACACGGGCGCCGCCATCGAAGCTGGCCGCTTCTCGCTCAAGGACCTGGAAGAGCAATGCCGCCAAGCTGGTGCCGAACTGCTGGTCATCAAACCCGGTAACACCACCCAAGTGCAAACTCTGGCCGATAATGAGCAGGGCATGTGCACGCTGCAGCGGATCGCGGTCGACGCCGAAGATGCTATTGACCAGGCTTTGCAGTTGATGGCTGAGTGGGTGGGCGAGGATGAAGGCGGCAATGTGACCGTGTACAAAGATTTCGGCGCCGCGACCCTGGCCGAAGCCAGTACCGAAATGTTGATCAAGATGAACATGGCGGGCAAACTCTCGGACGAGTCCCTGTATGAAGAGACCCAGCGTCGTGGCATCATCCGTCCGGACCTGGATTGGGACGAAGAGAAAGACCGCATCGAAAAGCAAGGTCCATCGCTCGGCATCATGGGCGTCGACCCCGCAGCGGACATCGACCCATTGACCGGCAAGCCAGTCATCAAGCCTGCGCCGCCAGCCCCTGCTGTCCCGCCTAAGGTCGGTGCATAATGGGCAAGTCTGTCAACGAGTCCCTCCTGGACGACGCCATCAAACACCAGATCGACCTGCAAAAGTATTCCAATGCGGTCGTTCGGCAGATGATGTCGGTCTTGAACAAAGCAGATGCCGAACTGTACGCCGCCCTGCAATCGGCGCTGTCCCATATGGACCCCGACACGTTCACCGTGGCCCGCCTGCGCGCGCTCTTGGCCTCGGTCCGGTCCATTAATGCCTCCGTGTACGCCCAGCTGGGCAAAGCCATTCCCGCAGAACTGCGCGACTTTACCGAATACGAAGCTGACTACCAAAAGATGGCCCTGCAATCGGTCCTGCCGGTCGAATTCAACGTGGCCGCGATCCAGGTGGAGCAGGTCTTTGCAGCAGCGATGGCCACGCCGTTCCAGGGTACCATTCTGGAAGACGCGGTAGAGGGCCTGTCCAGCGCCCGCATCGACCGGATTGAAAAATCAGTCGCCCATGGGTATATTCAAGGCAAAACATCGTCGGTCATTGTGGGCGAATTGCGCGGTACCCGGTCATTGGGCTACCAGGATGGTATGACTGAAATTGACCGGCGGTCCCTCCAGGCGATCATCCAGACGGCGCTGGCACATGTGGCTGCCCACACCCGCGACGCTCTGTACACGGCCAACGAGGATGTACTTGAAGGTGAAATGTGGTCCGCTACCTTGGATCAAAAGACGACAAGCGAATGCCGCATCCGCGATCACAAGAAGTACGAAGTAGGGACACACAAGCCTATCGGGCACTCCATCCCGTACAGCGCTGGCCCCGGTCGACTGCATTATAACTGCCGGTCCTGCTCCATGCCCCTGGTCAAGAGCTTTGCTGACCTGCTCGGCATCAAGGACTTTGACGAAGACCAGTTCGACGACAGCACCCGCGCCAGTATGGATGGCCAGGTCCCTTCGCAGACGACCTACAACGAGTGGCTGCAGCGGCAACCCGCCGCGCGCCAGGATGAAGTACTTGGCCCTGTCCGTGGCAAGCTTATGCGCCAAGGTGACTTGAAGGCCGACGAGATGTACACGAATAAAGGCGAATATATGACCCTGGACCAGCTTCGCGCCAAGCACGCGGAAGCCTTCCGGAAGGCCGGAGTATAGCGCCTGGCTACTGATATAGCGACTCGCATTGGCGAGCGCAAGGAGAATACCTCCCGTGCGGTTCCGACCGTATTGGAGGGGCAGAAAGCCGGATCGAGGGATATCGAACGGTGTAACGGGCCGGATGGCTCACCGCAAACTTAGGTCGGATGACCGGAAAGAATTACCATGAAACTGAAACTTGACGCAAACGGCAATGTTGTAGTAGTTGATGGCAAACCAGTATATGTTAAGGACGATGGCTCAGACATCGCCTTCGACGCTGTTGGCACGCTGGCCACTATTACGCGCCTGAACGGCGAAGCCAAGGACAATCGCATCAAAAGCGAAACCGCCGAAGCTGCCCTCGCAAAATTCACTGGTATCAGCGATCCTGCTGCTGCCCTGGCCGCGCTCGACACCGTGTCGAAGCTGGACCAGAAAAAGTTGATCGATGCGGGTGAAGTCGACAAAGTACGGGCCGAAGTCAGCAAGGTGTATGACGCCAAGTTGGCTGATGCCACGACCCGTTTGCAAGCGGCGGAAACGTCTCTGTTTACCGAGAAAGTCGGCGGCGCATTCAGCCGTTCGAAATACATCACGGAAAAGATGGCCATTCCGGCTGATCTGGTCGAGGCTCGCTTCGGCAAACATTTCGTGCTGGAAGAAGGCAAGGTCATTGCCAAGGACTCGGCAGGCAACAAGATTTATTCCCCGACCAACCCTGGCGAACTGGCCAACTTCGATGAAGCTATCGGCGTGCTGGTTGATGCTTACCCCAACAAGGATCACATCCTCAAGGGTTCGGGCGCACAGGGTTCGGGCGCAAGTACCAGTGTAGCGGCAAGCGGCGGCAAGAAAACCATCACCCGTTCACAGTTCGATGGCATGGATGCGCAGTCGAAAGCTGCCACGATTACCGCTGGAACCGTGGTATCGGATTAATCGCAGTACCTTTAAAACCTGAAAGGCAATACCATGGGCCAACTCACCCTCACCAGCTTGATCCCGACCATTTACAACGCGATGAACGTTATCGCTCGTGAACAAGTCGGCTTGATCCCTGCAGTTTCCCGCGATTCGACCGCCGAGCGCGCTGCGATCGGTCAAGTTGTAATGTCGCCAGTCGTCGGCGCGATGTTCGCGGAAGACCTGACCCCAGCGGCCTTTGCTGCGGACACCCCGAACCAGACCATCGGCAACGTCAACATGACGATTTCGAAGGCCCGCTCGGTGCCTTTCGGTATCAACGGCGAAGAAACCCGTGGCCTGCAGAACGCGGGTACCCTGGGCAACATCAACGCGCAGCGTATTACCCAAGCTCTGCGCACCCTGACCAACGAAGTCGAGGCCGACCTGGCAACGCTGCGTCGTCAGATGTCCCGCGCCTACGGCACCTTCAACGTCGTCCCGTTCTCCACGGTCGGCGACCTGTCGGATTTCGCTCAGCCGAAGCGCATCTTGAAGGACAACGGCGCTCCGCAATCCGACCTGCACATGGTCCTGGGTTCGGGCGCCATGGCTGGCCTGTCGGGCAAGCAATCGGGCCTGTTCCGTGTGAACGAAGCCGGTACCGATGAACTGCTGCGCGAAGGTACTGTTGCCCGTGTCCAGGGTTTCGCCCTGCACGAGTCGGCAGCCATCGAAACCACGGTCGCAGGTACTGCCGCAGGCGCGACGACCAACGCTGCGGGTTTCGCGAAAGGTGTCAAGGTCATCACCCTGGCTGCTGCCGGTACCGGCAGCATCGTCGTTGGCGACATCGTTACCTTCGCGGGCGATGCTAACAAGTACCTGGTTGCCTCCGGCGATGTCAGCGTGGCCGATGGCGGTACGTTTACGCTGCAAGAGCCTGGTCTGCGCCAAGCCATCCCAGCAGCTGCTACCGCCATCACGGTCATCGGCGGCACGGAAGCCAACATGTTCTTCCACCGCGCCGCCATCCAACTGGCAACCCGCGCGCCAGCAATGCCAGAAGGTGGCGATGCTGCGGACGATGTGATGATGATCACCGACCCGATTTCGGGCATCACCTACGAATTTGCGGTCTACAAGCAAAAGCGTCAGGTGCGCTACGAGGTCAACCTGGCCTGGGGCTTCGCCGTCCCTAACCCACACCTCGGCGGTCTTCTGATCGGCGCCAAGGGCTAATACCCCGGCGGTGTGGTAAAATAGAACCTGGGCTTCGGCCTGGGTTCTTTTCAAAACAAATATAGGAGCATCAAAATGAGCAACGGCACAATGAAGGTCAAGTCCTGGGGTCACAATCAGGGCGATTTCGTCGTCATCGACAAAGAGAATTTCGACCCCGAATTTCACACCGAATACGTCGACCCGAGCGCGGCCCCCGCAGCTAAAGTCGCTGATGCAGCGGCCAAAACCGCCAAAGTCGACCCGAAACATAAGTAAACAGGAGCTGACATGCCAAAATGGGCACACCCCGATGTTCTGGACCAAGGTCCAAAGTTCATCAAAGATAACTGCACCAAAATGCTGCTCATTTCTGGCTATGTTGCAGCGGACTCCTACGCGGTAGTGACTGCCGCCAAGCTCGCCGAAGTAGTGGTTGTGACGGGCGACTTTGCCATTACCAACAACGTGAATGACCGCCGTTTGGCAGGGCCTTCCGCCAAGAGTGCCAATGCAACGGCAACTTCCGGCGCGTCGCCCGACCTGCACATTGCTTTCGTTGACCCTACGAATTCCAAGGTGTTGTGGGTGACGGACGAGACATCCAACCAGGTCATCACGAGTGGCAACCCGGTGGACTTCCCGCAGGTGACGTACAATTCGGCCCAACCGACCTAAAGGATAGGGGCTTCGGCCCTTTCCCTTGACCCTTCTGAGTAGTGAGGCACGACATGATTGACCCATCCGGCGCGCAAGTATTCTGGGACTACCAGATAGGCACCTTCACCGGTATCCTTGGGCCTTTCAAGGTCGGCATGTACGGAGGCGAAATCCTCACGGTCGAAGCTCTGGAAGCCGCTCTCGGTATCGACCTCTCGGCCCAGACCGGCGCCGAATTGCAAGAAGCCATGCTCGCGCACCCCTACCTGGCGGGCAGAAAATTCGTCACAAAGCTCCAATTCATGGACCTGTTCAAGCCTGCCGATTTGACGCGCATTTACCTGATGGCCAGAAATACCGATCCGAATTATGCCGCGCTGTCCGTGGCTGTCGAGATTGAGCTGGACCGCGTTAACCGCGCCCCCAACGACCAAATCGAACTCAGCGACCCGCGCACCCTGGCGGGCTTGCAGGCCATGGCTACATACGGCCTCATTCAAGAAGTGGGCGGACCCGCTCGCATAGCAAAAGGATTACCATGGCAGTGATACCAGGTCTCGACAAGCTGGCCGAAATTCTGACCAACGGCACCGCACAACACCCCAGCTGCTCCATTGATAGCCGAGTCGGCGCGGCTGCCGCGACCGCCACTATCACGGGCCAATTCACATCGTTGTGGAAGTACAATAAAACCAATGGCGCCAACGGCGCGAATCCGCCTACGGGTTCCGGCGAAGCACCAACGCGTGCAACCATCGGCGCACTCAAGCACACCAACGCAGCATCTGGTAAAGAGTTGTGGCTCCTGGGCCTTGAAGCCGTGGCCAACGTGGCAGGCACTTTAGTGTTTTATGACCGCCTGGTCCACACTCGGGGCCTGTCGGGCATCGTTGCTAGTGCGCAGGCCGTGAATAGCGTCGCGCTGACGCGCAACACCAGTGGTGAAGGCGTCCAAGCTTGGGTTGAAATCTATACCGCGGTCGGTGCTACGGTCACCACCATGACAATCAGTTATACCAACCAGGCAGGCGTTGCGGGCAGAATTTCACCAGCATTCGTGTTTGGCGGTACCAACGGTCGTGAGGAAGGGCGCTTGATTCGTGTTCCATTGGCCGATGGCGATACCGGCGTGCAGAGCGTTCAATCAGTCACGCCACTGGCCAGCACTGGCACGGCGGGCGATTTCGGCATCACTCTCGCAAAACGGATCGCAAACGGTTTCATTGAGGGTCCCGGTTCATCATGCTTCCGTGACTTCTTGACCGGCATCCCAGCCATGATAACAATCCCCGATAATGCGTGCCTGGCGCTGGGCTGGGTCGCGGGTAGTGTTACGCCGCCCCGCCTGGATTTCACTTATCACGCGGCGGAGAATTAATGGGCGCCATTACAACCTTTGCAGCTCTCCAAGCGGCCCTGGTCAACGGTGTTCGCTCGGATAGTTTCATGTTCCAGACGGGTAACGTCGGCTTGGTCTTGGGTGTATGGCTCAGCACTTATGGCCGCTACCAGCCGGGTGCGATCATTCCGACCTTGCCGGAGACCTTAAATTCGGCCAGCCCTGGAGTCAACATCACGGTTCCACTTACCAGCAGCAAGCAGTTGTGGGTGTGCGAGGCCGAATTTGCGGGGTACAGCGGCGCTACTCCAAACACACGTTTCAACGCTATGCTGTACGATCGCCTGTCGCATATGGGCAATCTGAATCCGACATTAATTACTGAGCAGACCACCAACCTGCCGACCGCAGCTTTAACCCGGTACACTGATGGCGAGGGCGTCGTGCCTTTCCTTGAAGTCTACGGTAACATGGGAACGGTCAGCACAACGGCGACGATTAAGTACACTAACCAGGCGGGCGTGGCGGGTCGAATTTCTTACCCTATTTCCATCGTCACCAACGTTAACAACACCCCTGATTGCATGACGCCTTTCATGCTGGCGGATGGCGATACCGGTTGCCGCTCGGTCGAGAGTTTCACCATGGCCGCTGCTTCCGTATCCAATGTCAACATCGGCATTACCTTGGCGAAGAAAATTTGTCATATGCCGTCCGATACCGGCTCTTATGTTGAGCGCCAGGGATATCGCCAAATGCTCTTCCACGGCGGCATTGCCGAAGTCCTGCCGGGCGCGTATCTCCAGCTGTTGTGGTACCCCTCGTCCAGCGGTACGGGCGCTTGGAACATGTCGGGCCGCGTGGGGATTGTTGAAGCATGAAAGAGAACCGCTACTTTATTGTTGCTGGATTCCAGACCCGCCTGGGCCTGGTGCCAATTGTCGCTGCTGCCGCAACCGGCACGCGGCACACTTTAGTAGCGGCTAACTGCAATCACGGCCATGCCAGCTCGACTGGCGCCATTGGTACGCGCCACACCCTGGCAGCCCTCAGCGCGTCATCCGCCCATGCTAGCTCGACCGGCGCCGCAGTCCAGAGGCACACTCTCGCAGGCGCCAACAGCAATTCAGCGCATTTATCCAGTACCGGCGCCGCAGTCCAGCGGCACACCCTGGTCGGGGCCAACAGCAACCAGGTTAATACGGCCAGTACCGGCAGCGTCGGCGCGGCCCAGACCCGTCATACCCTGGTAGGAGCTAACAGTACCTCGGCTCACCTGTCCAGCACTGGCGCCGCAGTTCAGCGGCACACCCTGGTAGGCGCGGCTTGCTCCAGCGCACACGCGTCCAGCCTCGCGGCAGTAGTACAGCGCCACGCGATCATCGGCGCGAACTCCAATAGCCTGCACGCCAGTTCGACCGCCTCCGTGACCGTCCGTCACGCCTTGGCGGCACTTGTGGCCAACAGCGCGCACTTGTCCAGCACTGGCGCGGTCGCCTGTCGGCATAAACTAGCTGCTACCTCTTGTCTGCAGGTCAATTCCAGTAGCTCGGCCTCACTTGTTGGATCAAGGCTCAACGTCGACATGCTCCGCGTTTGCCAAGGTGTGGTAGAATACAGGTTGTGCATCGCAGGCGCCGAAAACCGAGTCAGCGTTGGTATGACCGAAACACGGGTAAATGTTGCGCCCGCCGAAAACCGCTTTGTGAGAACCTAAATGGCCACCGAAATCAATCAATTCGTCCTTAAAGGCGGCAAATACATCATTAAAAAGGACCCGAACGCGGGCCTGATTTATGGTGTCGACATGCGCCCGTGGCTGGCCACCAACCCAGGTCTAACCCTAAACTCGGCTTTGCTTACCATCCGCGAATTTGCGGGGGTCACTTGTGGCATTCCTTTCATTCAGGATAACTGCCTCTGCGTCATGGTAAACGGCCTGGATGTCTCGGAAGAGCCTGTTAACTTTGTGACCTTCCACTTCTATTGCAACGACGGCCAGCACGACGACCGGACCATCTACTTCGAACGGAAAGAGAATTAATATGAGCTTAATCGTTGAAGATGGTACCGGCAAAACCAACTCGGAGAGCTATTGCACGGTCCTGGAATCGGACAAGCACCACGCGGGCCGGGGCCGCGATTCATGGGGTGACCTGGACACCGACAAAAAGGAAATCGCGCTGCGCCTGGCGGTCGAGTACATGACTCAAACCTATCGCGGCGAATGGATGGGCGTTCGGACCAGCTCCGGCCAGGCCCTGGATTGGCCGCGCGCGGGTGTCGTCTTGGAAGATTATGAAATCACGCCGACCAACGCCATCCCGAAAGAGGTGAAGTGGGCTTGCATGGAACTCGCATTCCGCTCTTTGTCTGGACCTTTGGTTATCGACTTGAAGCAGCTTGTTAAATCCAAGAAAATCGGCCCGATCACCATCGAGTACGAGACCTCGGCCCCGCGCCAGACGACTTACGAAGCTATTAACCGCATGCTGCAGCCGTATTTCTCAACCGGATCATCGAGCAGCGGTTCATCGTTAAAGATTGGTCGATGCTGATTCTGCAATTCTAGACGGAAACGGCCCTCTGTGGTATACTCCGGGGAATCTCTAGTCCCAACTCGGTCCCCCGGAAATGACAAACCCTCTGTACGACGAACTAGCCAGCGACGCCTCTGAACTCATTGCAGAGTTCGGCGCCCCTATGGTCATGCTTCGCAAGGGACCTGCGGTCTACGATGTCAACACTAGCAAAAACGTATCCACGGACATCCCTGAGGATGCAATAGGACTTGAGCTGGAATACGACAACTATGAATCCAAAGACCCCAGCATCCTTGCCTCAGACAAGAAAATCCTTCTGGCGACAGCGGGCGTCTCACTCGCAAAAATCACAACTCCCCAAAAAGGCGATAAGATTAAAGTTGGTGAAGTTGTCTACAAAATAGAACGCGTGAAACCGTTCCAGCCCGGTGGCGTAGCTATTTATTTCGAAATCCAGGCCCGTGTGTAATGGCTGCCGATAACGCCCAATTCCGCCGTAATTTCGCCGCGATCATGGAACGCGCGGGCGAGAAAAAGGATAAATTGGCGGTAATGCTGGCGATGGAAGTCCTGCGCCGGTTGATCGATGGCAGCCCGGTGGGCAACGCGTCTTTGTGGAAGAATCCGGCCTCAGCGCCCGAAGGATATGTCGGGGGCCGGTTCAAGGCCAACTGGCAAGTGGAATACGGCGGTCCTGACCTGTCCAATAGCCTGCCGCCCGATTCATTTGGCAGCGGTTCGATGGGCAGGGGTAAGACAAAGGTGCAGCAATGGAACGTCACCGGCAAACTGTTCATCACGAACTCTATGCCCTATTGCAAACGCATCGAATACGACAGCTGGTCCCAGCAAGCGCCTGCGGGCGTGGTCCGGATCACTGTTAAAAACTTTAAACAACTGGTCAAGAAACTGGCGGACAGGTTATGAGTATCAACGATATCGGCGCCGTCCGGAGGGCCTTGGAGAAGCGCTTGGCTTCCCTGGCTACTAATATAGCCACCGCCATCGAGAATGGCAGCTACACCCCCACGGAGGGCGTCCCGTACCAGCGTCTGGCCCTACTGCGGGCCGAGCCTGAGAGTCTGACCATGGGTCGACGCCTGACCAGGGAACACGGAATATTCCAAGTATCACTCATGTATCCTACCGGCGAAGGTCCTGGCGATGCAGAGGCGCAAGCCCAGCTGGTAAAGGACCACTTTAAATGCCCGTTGACCCTGGTCGAGGGTAACGTTAACGTTTTCATTGTCGACGCGGTAAAGGTGTCTACGGGGTTTGTGATTGACAGCCGTTTTATGGTTCCGGTCAGCATCCCTTGGCACGCAAATATTGCCGAGTAATCGGTAAAGCGCCCGCAAGGGTTTAATTAACGCCTGCACACGCGGGCATACAACTGAGGTCCTAATATGCCAAACGCACAAGGCGTCTTTAAACAAACGCGAATCAAACGCCAAGCAGCTAAAGGAACAATCGCTACCACGGGTGGCGCGCAGATCATGCGCCGCGAATCGTCCACCTTCGCTCTGGCGAAAGACACGTTCACGACCGAATCCGAAATCACCAGTACGCTCCAGATTACGGCCAACCGCCACGGCGCGCGCCAGGTCAACGGCAAGCTGACCGGCCTGCTGTCGCCGGGAACCTATTCGGACCCGCTGTCCTCGCTCCTGCGTCGTGACTTTGCAGCAGTGGCCCCCATCACTGCGGCTTCGATCACCATCGCGGGCGCCGGTCCGACCTACACGGTGACCCGTGCGGCAGGCTCGTTCCTGACCGATGGAATCAAGGTGGGCATGGTCGGTCGACTGACGGCTGGCACATTCAACGCGGCCAACCTGAACAAGAACCTGTTCATCATCGGCCTGACCGCTACCGTGGCGACCGTAATGACCATCGACAACAGTGCCTTGGTCCCCGAAGGCCCGATTGCCGCTTCGACGTTCACCGTCCCAGGCAAAGTCACCTACGTGCCTGTGACCGGCCACACCAATCTGTATTACACGGTTGAAGAGTGGATGGCTGACGTTCCATCGTCCGAGCGCAACACTGATGTAAAGTTCACCCAGGCCAATATCTCGCTGCCAGGTTCGGGCAATGCCAAGATCGATTTCACGGCAATGGGCCTGGATCAGAGCGGCGCGGCAGGTGCGTACTTCGTGACCCCGACCGCTGAAACCACCTCGGCGCCTTGTGTGGCAGCGTCTGGTGCGCTCCTGGTGAACGGCGTACTGCAAGCGGTGGTGACCGACATGAGCATCAACATCGACGGCTCCGGCGCGGTCGCAGATGCAGTGGTCGGCTCCAACGTGCGCCCTGACGTATTTTCCGGCAAGGTCAAGGTGTCGGGTTCGTTCACGGCGTACTTCTCCGACCCTGCGCTGCACACGGCGTACCTCAACGAATCGGTCGTCCAAATCCTGTCGGTTCTCACCTCCGATGCGATCGCTGGCGCCGATTTCATCTCCTTCGCAATGTCTTCGGTCAACCTGAACAGCTCAGACCCTGACGACGTTGAGACCGGCACCAAGCGCACCTATCAGTTCCAAGCCGAACTGAACGCTGCAGGCGGCGTCGGTGTGGCTACTGAGAAGACGACCCTGCAAATCCAGGACTCCCAGGCCACCTAACCAACAAGGGCATTTGCCCTTTAACTAGCACGGATCGGGTGGCTGTCTCCTTCGCGGGAGCAGCGCCCGACACCGGCAATTTTCCTCCCCGCGAAAAGGAATGCATTAATGAAAACGAATCAAGCAGTAGCAGCACTGGCATCCATCGGCGCAATTGATATCGGCAGCTTTGATGCTGTTGCAGTATCGGCTGCAGGCCATGAATTTGAACTGATCGGCCTTGATGGCGTGACCGGCACTGGCGTGTTCGTCACGGTCCAGGGCAAGCACGCCGATGAAGTGTTCAAATGGATGTCGGCCACGGTCGGCAAGGCCACCCTGGAAATGCAAATCGCGCAGCGCAAGAACAAGCCTATGCCAACCAAGAGCATGGAAGACCTGCGCAGTCAGAACATCGAAGGCGCCACTATCCGCGTTATCGGATGGCGCGGCGTCAAGCAGGACTTCGACCGCGCTCTGTTGAAAGCTGCGCTGGGCCGCAATCCACACTGGATCGACCAGATTGTGGAGGAATCAGATAACATGGGAAACTTCACACCAGCGGAGTCGAACAGCTCGCCGACTACGCCCGAGAAGAGTTCCGAATAAACCGAGTCGGCGATGATGGCAAGACTCTGGCGGAAACGCTGGAGGTAGTTGAAAAGATGACCGGGAGGATGCCAGAAGAAGGTATCAACCAAGTAGAATTCCCGGTCTTCTTGTGGGATTTGTGGCAGTGGTTCCTCAGGCTTAACGCTTCGCGGGATCAAGGAATGGGAGGACCTAGCCGAATCAGTGAACAAAGCATCGGCTGGTTCTTCCACAATAGAGGTATGAAGCCGGAACAATGGCAACTCGACGCGATTCAACTGTTAGATAGCGTCGCCCTGGAGCAACCTCGAAAAGGCAAAAAATGAGCATTGATATTGAAACCATTGGCCTTGAATTTGACGTTTCGGGATTGCGCCGGGGTGACGAAGCGCTGAGGACCACAACTCAAAACGCAAACCGCGCGGCTAACGCCGCAGATGGCGCCACCAGGGGCTTCTCGGCCCTTGGCAGCACCTTGGGTTCGATGCGCAACCTCATAGCTGCAGCTGGTATCGCGGTCATCGCCAACCAGTTCATTGAAGCCGCAAGCGGCGTGGCTCTCATGGACGCCCGCCTGAAACTGGCAATCGGTAACCTGGAAGACTTCCGCCAGGCCCAAAAAGATGTCTACGAAATCTCCCAGCTGAACGGCATCGGCCTGGCTGAGGTCGCATCACTATATACCAAACTGGCCGATCCTGTCCGCGATGCGGGCGGCGGCATCAAGGAAATGAAGGGTATCGTGGAGGCGTTCACGACCACGCTGCGTATATCCGGCGCTTCCACCCAAGACGCGGCCTCCGCGACCCTCCAGTTCGCTCAAGCGATGGGTTCAGGTAAGCTCCAGGGTGACGAATTTAAGTCGATGGCTGAAAGCTCGCCGCGATTCATGAAGGCGATGGCCGAGGGCATGGGTATCCCGGTCGGCAAACTGAAAGAAATGGCTTCGGAAGGTAAACTCACTTCGGATGTTGTGGGCAATGCCCTGGTCAGCTCGCTGGCTAAGCTCCGGACTGAGGCACAATCACTCCCCGACACTGCAGGCCAGGCGTTCACGCGGTTCAAGAACGACATGCTCAACGCAGTCCGCGAAATTAATGATAACCCGTCAGTGACCGGGGGCCTGACCGACATCATTGAAACCGCCCGCAAATTAATCCCCGCAGTCAAGGACGAATTGGTCGGCGCCTTCAAGGCGGTCGGCCAATGGCTCGACAACAACCGCGAAAGCCTGGCCGAAATCTGGAACATTACTAAAGATGTCCTGGCTGATGCTTGGGGTCTGGCCAAGGCTATTGCCAGTGTGGCCGGGTTCATGGCTGACGCGGGTGTTGGCTCAGAATACCTGCAAGTGACTTTGATCGCGGTCCGGTTCCTGATTGCAGGCATTCAGGACGGCGTTACCGTCATCGGCGCCGCGTTCGCCTGGGTCGGCTCCAAGATCATGGAGGGCCTGGTGGCGCCGATGCAGAAAATGCTGACCACAGCGGCGATGGTGGCGGGTGTGTTCGATAATGACTTGGCAGCCAAGATTAACGGCATTAACGGCGAAATTACTGAGTTCGTGACCCGAGGCGCCAATTATGCTAGTGGCGTGGTCGACGCTTTCGGGCGCGGTGAGTCCGCAGTGGCTAAACTGCAGCGTACCATTGGCGATACCACTACCGAAATGGGCAAATCAATGGTCGCCGCCGATAAGGCTGCAGACTCATACAAGAACCTGACGGCGCCTAAGGGTTCGGGCGATGGTAAGGACGCCAAGGATGCGGCGCGCGAGCTGGAGAAGCAGAGCAAACTGCTGCTGACCCTGGGCGGTCTTACTGCAAGTTTCACGGAAGATTGGAACCGCCTCAGTGCCGTGTTCGCGGCGGGCAAAATTAACCTGGAGCAGCTGACGGCAGCACAGGCCGACTTGCTGTCCAAGCAACCTGGCATCAAGGCCGCAGCCGAGGATGAACTAAAACTGCGGACCGCCCTGGACGAAATTAATAAGCAGTACGCCAAGGGCCTGAACGTCACCACGACCGCGTATGAAGAGCTGCTGGACAAGACGCGCAAGGAAGTCGAAGCCAATGAGGAGCTGGCCCTGACCTATGGCATGTCCAAGACCGAGATTGCCGAAAACACGTTGGCCCGCCTGGAGAATCAACTGGCGCAGCGCGATTCCAACGGCCTGTCGCTGCAGGAAATTGAATACCTGGAAAAGGAAATCGAACTGCGCAAACGCAACAGCGCAGCCATTCGCGGCATGGACGCCAAGGATGCTGTTAAGAAGACTAATGACACCCTGTTGGCCGAGGCGACCAAGACCGCCGATAAGTACAACGACATCTTCCGCGAGGGCTTCGCAAAGATGCTGAATGGCGGTGAAGGCTCATTCAAGGCTTTCTCCAAGT